TACCAGAAGTTCATTTCTATGACTATGAACTTATATGGAACTATCTAAAGGGGTCTCCAGAAGATAAAGCATTCTATGTTCAGTATTGGTTTGAGAGAGCATTAGTTTATTTCGTCAGAAAAGCACAGGACGAAGGATATCTTGATGAAGATCACTGCTTCGCTGGTGGATGCTTCTTGAATATTACTACGAACACCTTGCTCAAACCTCTGTTTAGAAACCTACACATCCCTCCATACACTAACGACTCTGGAATTCATTTTGGAGCTGCTGCATGGGGTTCATATAAGATGAACCAGACTATCGAGATGCCAACAAACATTGCTCTGCTCGGTAAATCTTATGATGATTTTGTTCCTGAAGAGACTAATTGTGAGTACTACGAAGATTTTGGTGAGCTATGTGAGGTTGTTGCTCATGAGTTAGATCAAGATAAGATCGTTGGATGGTTCCAAGGTCGCTCTGAGCATGGTCCTAGAGCATTAGGATCCAGATCTCTGCTGATGAGTCCTAAAAAAGCAGAGAACAAAAATACTATGAATGATAGAGTTAAGAAGAGGGAGTATTGGCGTCCGTTTGCTGGTATAATGTTGGAGGAGTATGTTGATGAATATTTCGACGAGGGTATGATTACTCCTTATATGTTGTACTCTCAGACATCTATCACCAAGAAACTCCCCGCTATTTCTCACAGGGACAATACCTGTCGTATTCAAACAGTAAACGATGAACTAAACCCTAGATTGTGCCAGTTGCTTCGCAAACTTGAGGTTCCCGTTCTAATGAACACTTCATTCAATATCAGCGGTGAACCAATCGTTGAAACTCCAGAGGACGCCATTGCCTCATTCAAGAAAATGGACATTGATTATCTCGTTATTGGTAACTACCTGCTATGGAACTGAAGGACTGGCTGAACTCTATCAACATGAACAAACAGGATCTCAGTGAAGATCCTGAGGCATGCAAAAAGTATCCTGCATACATCGTCAATCGTTGTATGTCTGGGCACCTTGATGCAATTTTGTTTGCCAATGAGATGAACAAGAACACACATCTCAGCAAAGATATGCAGTATCAGTTTCTACTACATAGTCTGAGAAAGAAGAAGAGATTCTCTCCCTGGTTGAAGCAAGAGAAGATTGCTGACCTTGAAGTAGTAAAAAAATACTACGGGTACAGTAACGAAAAGGCACAACAAGCACTTAAGATTCTCTCGCCAGAGCAAATTAAATATATCCATGGCAAGATGGATACAGGCGGTATTAAAAAATGAAAGTTCTAAGTATTGACATTGATTATGCGTTTCCTACAGTAGATCATTGGCCAAATGAAGACAATGAAATGTTTTCTGAGTGGCATCCATACACTAAATGGTATGAATATTTTCTCAGGTATCCTCATTTAAATACCAGAGAGAACATAATTAATGATCAATGCTTAGATTATCTCATAGAAACATTTACTAAAGCACTTTCCTCCAATCCAAACGCACATGTTTGGTTTGGAATGGATCATGATTATATTCTTTCATATCTTCATGATAAAGATAATATTGAGATCGTTAACATCGATCACCATGATGATTTCTTAGCTGGGTGTTATGTTGGACAGCAACATGGAGATGATGAACAACTGCATCTGGGTGGATATCTAACTGAATATATCATGGCGAAAGCGCATGGAAAAGTAGATGAAGGTAGTTGGGGATCATATCTACACTCTCAGGGCAAATTGAAGAGTATGATTTGGATTCGTAACGATGACGGCACTCATAATGATGATACCCGTACACCATATAATCAGTTCCTATGCAAAAATCTCGGCACTCCATGTGAGTGGGAAACAATGTTTGCTGAAGAATATGATCATGGAGATTATCAATATGATGCAATTTTTGTTTGCCTTTCCCCTTCGTATTTGCCAACAAGTCAGTGGCATTTGTTCTCTTTATTCTTGGGAATATATGAAGATTTTACTGGTAAGAGTTGCAAACTAGATGAGTTTTGGGACAAAAAATGGATGACTAAGATGGGTTACGGTAAAGCAAGAGAAATTCTTAAAGAGTCTTTAGATCAAGTCAAGAAAAGTTTTGATAAATAATACAAAGATTTTTGATTTATTGAAATGAGCGTCGTTGTTGAACCGACCGTTGCTTGGTCGCCCGATAAGATGATTGAAGTTTCTTTGAGTGAACCTGATGATTTCCTGAAGGTAAGAGAAACCCTAACAAGAATTGGTGTAGCATCCAGAAAGGAAAAGAAACTCTACCAATCCTGCCATATTTTGCATAAGCAGGGCAGATATTACATCGTTCACTTTAAAGAGTTGTTTGCTCTTGATGGTAAGAAGGCGAATCTGACCGTCAACGATGTTCAGCGTCGTAATAGAATCTCCCAACTGCTTGCCGATTGGGGACTGATCACTGTTGTTGATGCTGAGAAGATTCAGGACATTGCTCCCCTCAATCAAATTAAAGTTCTTTCCTATAAGGATAAGAACAACTGGGTGCTTGAAACAAAATATAACATTGGTCGCAAAACCAAGGTAGAAGGAGAAGAAACCGTATAAATAATTCGTCGCCATTTCGTGCGCGACTCTATACATACGGAATATACGCTACTTTATGGGGGCTTGACGCCCCCTTTTTTATTTGCTATAATACTCGCATAAACAAAATTCGTTATGGCTTCCACAAAAGCACAAAAAGTGACTGTCACTGCATCTCGTCTCAATCAGTTGATCAAAGCAGTTGACACCCTAGACTGCCTTTATCAGAAAGGTATGGTTGAAATGAAACCAGGAACTTATCAGAACATGATCAGTGCTGCATCTTATGCCAGCGCAGAAGTTGCCAGACAAACCAAGCGTCGGGGAGCTCACTGTCACATTGTTGCTGATCAGGAGCGTCAACATCTCCTCTCAGCAGAGAGGGCAAAAACCGAATAAAAAGATACGGGGGTCCACACCCCCTTTTTAATGCAAACTATTATAATTAGTATTGGATGCCGAAAGGGTCCACACAACACAAACTCGCTTTTAAAGGAGCTACCATAATGGCAAACCTTGCACGGTATAATGCGTCGGATCTTTCTACTTTGATGGATAAGATCACACGCAATAGCATTGGCATGGATGATTATTTCGATCGTATCTTCAAACTACACGAAACTACTTCTAATTATCCCCCATATAACCTCTACAACATCAGCAATACTGAATGTAAGCTGGAAGTCGCCTTAGCAGGATTTAAGAAGGCGGAGGTGTCTGTCTATACGGAGGCTGGTAAACTCTTCGTAGAGGGGCAGAAGGAGGACAAAGAGACCGATACCATCTTCTCCCATAAAGGATTGGCGCAGAGATCCTTTACGAGGGTCTGGACGCTCTCTGATGAGACGGAAGTTAGGGATGTGATCTTTGAGGACGGTCTCTTGACAGTGACTCTTGGGAAGATTGTCCCAGAGGCGCATAAGCGTAAGGACTGGTTCTAAATATCGGGGGGAGGTATCCCCCTTTTTTATTTTTTAGAGACAGGCAATGGCAACTAAAGAAACGAGAAGAGTTGTTGGGGAGTTAGATGAAAAAAAGGAAGAAAGAGAAGTCATAATCGAAACTACTAAGGCACTTCAAATCCCTAATAATGAAGACATTGCTGACTTTGATCCATCCACTAGAGGGTTTGACAACAAACTTCTCTCTATTGTTGGTCAAATTCATGATAAACAGGCACAAATTATTAGCATTGCTAACACTGCACAGTATGTTGCTGGGTGTGGAACCACATCAACAACTGGAGTTAGTCAAGATTTAGCACAAGTCAAGACTTGGAATCTGAATACAGTTGGGTATACTGGGGATGATCCAGAAGGTAATGTAAGTTACAGCACACTGTCATCATCTACCATTGGAATTGGGTCTATGAATGTCTACACCAACAATGGTGGGTCTTCAATTGGCACTTATTACAACTTACTCGGTCCTGGTTACGGAACAAGCGTTGATGGTGTCACTGCAATTACCCCAACTGCCACTGATAATGCCAACTGTACGGCATGCAAGAATGCTATAACAAATTTAAATTCAGAAATTACAACTCTTAGATCGCAAATTACTCCACTTGTCGGTGATATCAATACTCTAAAAGAAGAGAGAACTGAATTGCATAGGAAGAGATATCAACTGGCAAAAACGCTGGTGATTATTCAGGAACAGATTGATAACCTTGAATCCCTTCTCGCTATTTTGAACGATCCTGACAACGATTCCCTGATCTAAATACTGTGCTATAATACCAAGAGGTAAAAACTGTACTATGTCCGTTAGAGTCGCTGTGATTGGCGGTGATCAGATCATCGCTGACATCAAAGAAATGATTGATCCCGAAGATAAGACCCGTCAATACATTTTCAACAGTCCATATCGTGTTATCCTGCAACCGACGATGACACTTATGGAAGAGAATGAGGAATCTCCAAACACCTCTCAGGTTTCTCTTGCTACTTGGCAACCACTTACATCCGATTCGATGTTTATCGTCAATCCGAATGCAGTTCAAACAATCTTTGAACCAGTTGCTGATCTTAAAAATATGTACAAGGAGTTGATTGATGCCATCAGTTAAAGTTATTGTTCTCAAAGACGACTACAAATGCCTCATTGCAGGAGTAGAAGAGGTTTATGGTGCCGACATTGGTGAACCAGATTGTGAACTTACCAATCCCTATGAGTTTATTGTGTTGGACGAAGACTTTGAGGGTGACTACAAGGATCGCCTCAAACCCTGGAACATTATGAATCTCAGTTCTCAGGATAAGTGTAGAATTGGTAGTGATACTATTCTTACTCTTGTTACTCCTGAACCTTTCATCCTTCAAGCATACAATCAACTGCTATCTGAATGAAATTCTATACTAATGTACAAATGATTGGGGACCAGTTCCTCGTTCGTGGTTATGAAAATGGTGAGTACATTCAGTTTAGAGAGAAATACAAGCCTACATTATTCGTTCCTGCCAAGAAAGAGACCTTCTACAAGACTCTCGATGGTGATTATGTTGAACCCATTAAACCTGGGTTTGTGTCAGACTGTCGGGAGTTTTTGAAGAAGTATAGTGAAGTCGAGAACTTCAAGATCTATGGCAATGAGAGGTTTATCTATCAGTATATTTCTGATAAGTATCCTCAGGAGCAGATTGACTTTGATACCAGCAAGATTCGTCTTGTAACGGTCGATATTGAGACTCGTTCTGAGAACGGATTCCCCGATGTTGAATCTGCTGACCAGGAAATCCTGCTCATTACCATCCAAGATTACAATACAAAAGAGATTACTACCTGGGGTCAAGGTCCATTCAAGATCAAACAGGACAATGTTCGCTACATTCAGTTCAACAATGAGCGTGACTTGCTGAATGATTTCATCAACTGGTGGATGGCAAATACTCCCGATGTTGTGACTGGTTGGAACATCCAACTGTTCGACATCCCGTTCATTACCAAGCGTATTGATCGTGTTCTGGGCGAAAAACTTGCTAAGAGACTGTCTCCCTGGGGTTTAGTGTCTCAAAAAGAGGTCTTTATCAAAGGTCGCAAGCAGATTTTCTATGATATTGGCGGCATTACGCAACTAGATTATCTCGATTTGTATAAGAAATTTACTTATACAAACCAGGAATCGTATCGTCTTGATCATATTGCCAATGTAGAACTTGGTCAGAAGAAACTCGATCACTCTGAGTTTGATACCTTCCAAGATTTCTATACTAACGGTTGGCAGAAGTTTGTAGAATACAACATTATCGATGTGGAGCTCGTAGACCGTCTTGAAGACAAGATGAAGTTGATCGAGCTCGCCCTGACTATGGCATATGATGCCAAAGTTAACTATAATGATGTCTTCTATCAGGTACGGATGTGGGATACCATCATCTACAACTATCTGAAGAATAAAAACATTGTTATTCCTCCTAAGGAGCAGACAGATAAAGATGAAAAATATGCAGGGGCGTATGTTAAGGAACCGAATCCTGGGGTATATGATTGGGTGGTCAGCTTTGATCTTAATTCCCTGTATCCTCATCTTATTATGCAGTACAACATCTCCCCTGAAACCCTCATCGACGAACGGCATCCCACTGCATCTGTTGAAAGGATCCTAAAGGAAGAGATTAACTTTGAGATGTACAAGGATTATGCCGTCTGTGCTAACGGTGCCATGTACCGTAAGAATAAGAAGGGATTTCTCCCTGAACTGATGGAGAAAATGTATGGTGAACGGGTCATTTTCAAAAAGAGAATGCTCAAAGCCAAGCAGGAGTATGAGAAGACGCCTACTGATGCACTTAAAAAGGAGATCGCCAGATGTAACAACATTCAAATGGCGAAAAAGATTTCTCTTAACTCTGCTTATGGTGCTATTGGTAATCAATACTTCAGGTATTTCAAACTAGCAAACGCAGAAGCAATCACTTTGTCTGGTCAGGTCTCGATTCGTTGGATCGAGAACAAAATGAACGAATATCTAAATAAACTTTTGCAGACGGAGAGCGAGGATTATGTCATCGCTAGCGATACCGACAGCATCTATCTTAATCTTGGACCTCTTGTTACTAAATTTTTTGGTAATAAGTCTGATGATAAAGCAGCGATTGTTGGAATACTTGACAAGATCTGCCAAGAAAAATTGGAACCTTTTATTGAATGTTCATATCAGGAGTTGGCGGATTATGTTTCGGCGTATGAGCAGAAGATGAGCATGAAGCGGGAGAATATCGCTGATCGTGGTATTTGGACCGCAAAGAAACGCTACATCTTGAATGTTCATAACAGTGAAGGAGTTGCATATACTGAACCTAAACTAAAGGTGATGGGTATTGAAGCAGTAAAGTCCTCAACTCCTGCTCCCTGTCGTCAAATGTTGAAGGATTCTTTCAAGATTATGATGTCAGGATCTGAAGATGATATGATAGACTACATAGATACATGCCGTAAGAAATTTAAGCAACTGTCGCCCGAAGAGATCTCTTTCCCGAGGTCTGTTAGTGATGTTACAAAATACAAATCTTCGTCAGATATCTATATTAAGGGAACTCCTATTCATTGTCGGGGTGCCTTACTATACAATCACTATGTAAAGAAAGCGAAACTTACCAACAAGTATTCGCTTATCCAGAATGGAGAAAAGATCAAGTTCTGCTACCTCAAAAAACCGAACATTATTCACGAGAACATCATCTCCTTCATTCAGGATTTCCCAAAAGAATTGGGTATTGGCAAGTATGTTGATTACGACTTGCAATTTGATAAAGCATTCTTGGAACCTCTAAAGATTATCCTTGATGCTATAGGTTGGAATGTAGAAAAGACTGTAAACCTGGAGATGTTTTTCTCATGAATGAAGAATATGTGTATTCTGATGACGAATCCAAACAAGATAAATGGAATCGTGGATTAGATATTTTTATTGAAAGTGTTCTAGAACCAGATCCTGTGCTCAGGACATGTGCTCATGAGCAACGGTGCTATCACGAACTTATGGATGTTCGCCAAAATGTGCTAGAATACCTGAAGACACTGCGCTGGAATTGAATGGACTTTTTGAAAGAGATTGTGAAGGAGGTTGGTGGTGAATACACCCAACTTGCAGCAGACATCGATGACTCCGAAACCTATGTTGACACGGGTTCGTACATTTTTAACGGACTCGTTTCAGGTAGTGTATTTGGTGGTGTATCTGGGAATAAGATTACTGCTATTGCTGGAGAGTCTAGCACTGGAAAGACTTTCTTCAGTCTCGCCGTTGTTAAGAATTTTCTTGATTCC